GACGTTACCCTGGAAGGAAAAATCAGCAAGAACAGCGGCATACAGTATAATAACCTTGTGGCTTTTGCGGTACGCGAAGCGTAGTTGATGGTTGTCGGTTGTCGGTTGATGGGAGCTTCACTCAAAATCTGACAACCGACAACCAGCAACCGACAACAAATTTTAAATCTTTAAATCTCAAAATCATGAATTACAAAATAAAGGGCATTATCACCGCCATAGGCGAAATAAAAACAACCAAATTAGGCACCGCAGTACAGCAGCTGCACTTTGAACAGGAAACGGGGCGTGTATTTTACCCCTCGGCGCTGGGCACCAAAATAGAAATGCTGCAAGACGTACTCCCCGGTGATGTAGCCGAAATAGAGTTTCACATCTCGGGCAGCAAAGGCACGTATAATAACGTTATTATCGATAATATAGTTAGGGTATAGTTGATGGTTGCCAGTTGTCAGTTGTTGGCAGCTTCGCTCGCTAGGCAACTCCGGCCACAGGCTTTAGACGTTCGACTTTAAGACCTAAAAACTTCTTCGTTCTTTGACATACTGAAAAAAATAAAATTAAACCCCTTTCGGGTTAAAGTTATTCTTTTTCATCCTTCATCCAACAGTCCAAAAAGTATTTACCAAGGGCGGTGAGGTAAAACATATCAGTAATAAAGTCCAACATACTTTATCTGGCTATTAAACCGACACGACCATATCGGGTCGGCCATCAGCAGGCCTACTTCTTCCACCGTGGGCCTACGAGTTTGTTTAAAAAGTTTTAAATCAAAAAGTTCGCTATATTTGGTAAAACTAATAAACTGTTTAAGTGCTCCCTATCCGCAAAACCATTCATGAAGCCGTTAAAACCTTTCCCACAGGAGCAAGGCCTATATTAGTTTCGTGTGATGATTATAATGACTGGGTATGCAAACATGATCCGCCAAAGAAACTTGTTAGTGAAATTCTTGGATCTAAATTTGCTGAAATTTGGAAAATCAATACGCCGCAGACATGCCTCATCAACATACCGGATGAACATATACCACAGCAATCTGGAGAATATCATCAATTGATAAATTTCAGAAAATTATGCTTTGGCTCTTTATTTATAAACAATGCAGTTCATTTAGATTATACGTCTGTACTGATGTTTAACGATACATCATTCCGGAATAAGATAAAAAAGGAAGATTTGTTAAAAATTGCCCTCTTTGATATTTGGCTGAGTAACGAAGATAGAAAACATAATAATTTTAATCTCTTAGTCGATATATCTAAAAGTAGCGGCTATACATTTTGTGTATTTGACCATGGTGAAATATTTAACGGGACAACCTTAGAAAAAGGACTTTATCAAATTACAGAGGACGAGTCTATAATAAATACTGACCTTACAAACATTCTATTTAAAAAAGGGAGAAAATTAACCGAACTTGTTTATAACATTGTGGAAAGTTTCTACCTTTGCGTATCTGAATGCGAAAAGTCTCTGACAGAAATCATCAGTCTTATTCCCGCCGAATGGGGAATTGATACTGAAGCGCTTGAACAAAATCTACGAAAAGAACTATTTAACGAAATATGGCTTAAAGATTGTGAAACGTCTTTTAGGTCATTCATTCAGATAAAATTTAATAATAAATGAAAACTTTTTTCAGCATAATCAATATCCCGCTTAATGCCGCTTTAGATGAAAAAGTGAGTGTTGGGCTTATTATGTTTGATAATGAAAATGCTTTTTTCAGAATGTCTGAGCCAAAACTACATGTAATAAAAAATTTAATTCCGGCACAGAATTACAATATCCTGAAAATTTACTTTAAAAGCCTTGAAAAGGAAATAAATAACGATTTTAAAGAGGGTTCTTTTAAATTCGACTCAGCAGACAAAAAAACTGAATGGGTCAAAGAATCTTATATGTCGTATCTTCACCGTTACACCAATAATTTAGTTTCATTTTCTGAAGTTAGACAAATTGAAATACCTCTCAACGAGGAGAATTTTAAAAAAATTTTCGAGAAATATATTTTCCGTTATGAAGAGCAGTCGGATTATGTGCAAACTTCTTTTGAGCAAAAGGTAGAAAAAAATCTATTCCAAAAAATTGAGAGTAAGGTTAATATCCAAACAACAATAACGCCTTTTGAATTTGAGGAATTAATCACTCCTGTAACAGTAGATTTTATCGGTAAAAATGGAATTATAGTTGCCGGCCAAACAATGGATTTTTCAAAGAGACTTTACAATTTGGAAAATGATCTTAATAAGTATATTACATTTACTAAGGCTGCAGATTTTAAAGACAATAAAAAAGGGCATTATTTTGTTATCGGGCAAGAACCCCCTAAAGAACAGGTTAAAAACCATAAGACATGGAAATATGTCAAAAACAACAAATTAGTTGATTATGTAGATTTTAGCGAAACTGATAAAATTAAAGAATATATAGATGACAAGGGGGTTACTCCTTATTTTGAAAAAGAAGCCTCAACCTAATTTGAGGCTTTTTCTTTACCCAATATTCCCCTAACCATCCCATACATGAAAGCAGCAACACCTGCTTTTGCACGTAAACCACACAATAACTCAAAATACCGCCCTGATTATGTAGCACAGGTGCAAGAGCTTTGCCGTGTTGGCACAACCGATACCATGCTTGCAGACCATTTTGGTGTAAGCCGCGAAACGATTATCAACTGGAAAAAAACTTATCCGGAATTTAGGGCCGCCGTGCTGAATAGCAAAAAAAACGCCGAAATTGAGGTAACAGCATCACTCTACCAGGCCACGCTTGATAGGGTTATTACCCTGAGGCAGGCCATTAAATGCAAAGAGATTTATTACGACGAAAACGGCAAACGCGTAGAAAAAGAACGCGTAGAGATCGTAGAAGTAGAAAAGCACATCCCGGCCGATTTCCGGTCGCAGCAGTTCTGGCTGCGCAACCGCAATCCCAAGCAGTGGAACGAAAAGTATGACGACACAGACGACCTGCAACAGCGCGGCGTAACCCTCAATTTGGGCTTCGGCCAAAATCCGCTGGGTGATGATGAAGCTGCTGGTTAAACAGGAACACGCCATTTATTACCTTAAGGATAACCTTACCGAAGAGGTGCTGTATGGTGGCGCAGCGGGCGGTGGCAAGAGCGCCCTGGGCTGCCTGTGGCTCATAGAAATGTGCCAGAAATATCCCGGTACGCGCTGGCTCATGGGGCGCAGCAAACTCAAGACTCTTAAAGAAACCACACTCAATACCTTTTTCGAACTCGCTACGCTGCTAAAGCTCGGCAACCAGTTCAGCTATAAGTCGGTAGAGCATATCATCCGGTTTAAAAATGGGAGCGAGATACTTTTAAAAGACCTGTTTTCCTACCCCTCCGACCCAAATTTCGACAGCCTGGGTTCGCTGGAAATTACCGGCGCGTTTATAGACGAATGCAGCCAGGTGGCCTATCAAGCCTGGCAAACAGTAAAGAGCCGCATCCGCTACAAACTTACCGAGTACAGCCTTATCCCTAAGATGCTGGGCACTTGCAACCCGGCAAAGAACTGGGCGTATAAAGAATTTTACAAACCCAGCCGCGATGAAGTGCTGCCCTCCCACCGCCGCTTTATACAGAGCCTGCCTACAGATAATCCGCACCTGCATCCCAGTTATTTGCAATCGCTTTTGAGACTCGATAAAAACAGTCGCGAACGCCTTTACTTTGGCAACTGGGAGTACGATGACGATCCCGCAACCCTGATAGACCACGATGCCATTGCCGACTATTTCAGCCCCGTACATATTCCGCAGGAAGGACTAAAATACATGACCATTGATGTTGCCCGTAAGGGGCGCGACAAAACGGTGTTCCGCGTCTGGCATGGCTGGGTGTGCATTGCCCGCGAGGCCATTGCTAAGTCCGGACTCGACGAAGTAGTAAGCCGTGCCCGCATCCTTCAAACTAAATATGGCATTGCGCTAAGCAACATCGTTGCCGATGAAGACGGTGTGGGCGGCGGCGTGGTCGATTTCCTGAAGTGCAAGGGGTTTGTAAATAACTCCAGCCCGCTGGA